CCCTGGTTCCCCGCCCCATTCGTGACGTAGCCGGCGCCGCGGTAGTACGTGGACAGGTAGTAGTTCGGCCCGCCGAATTCGGCCTGAATCTGGGACAGGTAGATCGTGCCGCTGCCTTGGAGCGCCATTACCGGCCCTCCTCAAGCGCGCGCACCCGCTCGGCCAGCTCCTGGACGGCCGGGATCAGCACGCCGACGATGTTGCCGTAATCGACGTGCAGGCCGTCCGGCCCCTCGCCCACGACTTCCGGCAGGTGCTCCTGCACCTCCTGCGCGATCACGCCGACGCGGGCCGCACCAGTGCGCCGGTCGGTGTAGCGCACGCCGCGCAGCCGCTGGACCAGCGCGAGTGCGTCGTCGATCGTGGCGATGTTCGTCTTGTGTTTCCGGTCGGAGTACGCGCCGATGTTGCCGGAGGCGATGAACGTGCCGTCGTCCTGCGAGTAGCAGGCCCAGCCCCCGCCGCTGTTCAGGAATCCGATCAGCCCGCTGTTGCAGTGCAACTGGCGCGGTCCCCAATCGGTGTCGTAGAACATGACGGTCGGCGACGTGTTGTAAATCCCGAAGTTGCCGCTGAAGTTGGCGCCCGTCAGCGGCATGTAGGCGGCCGGATTGAAATTCCCGCCGTGCCAGACCTGCGCGCTGTTCACGTAGAGCTGCGCGCCGGGCATGTTGTAGTTCGTGCCATCGTAGTACAGGTAGCGCGAGCCACCATTGCCGAAGAAGATCACGCCGGTGCCGGGCGACGCCGGGCGGTAGGTCGTGATGTCGCCGGTCACGGTGACAGCCCCGCTCACTGTGCCGCCAGCCTTGTCGAACTTCGTGCCCACTGCGGTATTCAGCGCTTCAACCTCGTTCGCGCTGGTGCTGCGCTCGCTGGAGATCGCCGTGCTCATTTCGCTGCGGATGGCCGCCGCGGTGGAGTTGGTATAGCCGGTCGAGGCGGCCTGCGCATCGACGCGCATCTGCTCGATCGCGCCGGCGGTCAGGCGCAGCTCGGCGCGTGCCGTAACGTCGAAGGCGATCGGGACGGTGTTCTCCTGCCCGCGCAGCACGGTCAGCATGTTCTGGTCGCGCTGCGTCACCTTCATGATCTCGAAGGCGCCGGAGCTGGCAACCATGGTCAGCGGATGCCACTCGCCGGCTGCGAGCGCGGGGAAATTCTGGGTGTCATCCATCACCAGCACGATCGTCGTGTCGGTGGGTGCGAGCGGCGCGGCGAGGCGCGCGCTGGCGTTGTTTGCCAGTTTGATCGGCATAATTCCTCCAGGTTGTTCATCACGGGCAATGCGGGCAACGCCCGTGATGATGGAGGAGGTGGGGCCCATCGAAACCGGATCATCGCGGCTCCGTCAGTACGCGATCGTGATGATGCCGCCCGTCGGCACGACAAGCAGGACGGACTGCCCTGGCACTACGGAAAGCGCATAGTGCCTGGTTGTCGGCGCCGGGCCACCAATGCCGCCGGGAAACGATTTCCCGAACCCGGTGGCGGCCGTGCCATTGGTCGGAGCTTGGTAGTTGCCGACATCGACCAGCGTGTCCTCGAACCGATAGCAGTAGTTGTAATCGATAAAGTTTCCGTTGCCGTCCGTTGTCGTTTGCGCCGGGTCGCAGTAGCCGGCCGGCGTGGAGCCGGTGAACGTGCCAACGAACGTTTCGGGGTCCGTCTGTGGCGCCCCGCCGTTGATCGAGTACACGCGCTGACGGAACTTGTCATATCCATCCACGTAGTTGTGCGTCCCGGATTCCGGGGTTCCGTTCGAACCCCGCCCCTCGACCGATTGCACGATGTAGACGCCCGCCGGCACCACCCACGTCGTGTTCGCTTTGAAGGTGACGGATCGAACGCGGCGGTTATTCTCGAAGCTGGCGCGCGCGATGTGCAGGCGCGGCAGTCCGGTCGGCTGGCGGGTCATCTGCGGCATGGTACGGCCCTTTTTAGTAATCCATCCACTCGGCTTTGAAGACGATGCCGGCGGCCAGCGCGACCTGGCTGCCGACGTACAGTTCGTCATTCGCGGCCAGGCGCAGCGGCGTAGCCTCGCTGTAGCGGGCGAACTGCACCTCGTTGATCGCCGTCGTGGTGTTCACGGTCTGGGCGCCCATCAGCTCGGAGTCGATCAGGCGCTTCGTCGTGCCGCCGTCGTTCGACAAGAACAGCACCAGGCTCGACGCGGTAACGGTCGCACGCGGGATTGCGCTCAGATTCGTGACGATCGCGCCGTCTGTGCCGGCCGTCATCAGCTTGACCGTGCTGGTCGGGGCATCAGCTACCCCGATGACGCACGCTGCGGTGGTGACTGCCGTGGCGGTCCTTGGCGTTTGCGCGAACGGCGCGGTGAAAGTCTTTGCCATCTACTTCTCCTTAAAAAGACAACATTGCTGCGTGAACCGCTGCGAGGGTCACTTCGGCGCCGCCCAGCGCGTCAATGCGGCCGTCGAGCCGATCGACTTCACCATCGAGGCGCGTGACTTCCGTGTCGGTGTGCGCCGCCGCTTCCGTCACGATCCGGTCGAATTCACCCGTCAGGGAACCGGCCGTCAGCCGCAGCTCGATCCGATCACCAGCCGAGAAGGTGGTGCCGGTCGTGCCCTCTTGTCCGCGCACCACGGTGAATGAATCGTTCGTGCGCGCCGTCACCTTGACGATCTCGCGCTCTTCATTGCCGGCGACGATCTTCACCAGCGTTGCCATGCACCAGTCGCCAGCGCCCAGCGCCGGGAACCGCGCGCCTTCGGTCGCCGCCACGTTGAACGAAGTCGCTACCGCGGTGATCGCGCCGGCGAGCGTTGATGAGGCGTTATTGGAAAGTTTCAGGCCCATTTCAGATTTCCCTTATACGGAGACGGAATTCGGTTTCCTTGACGCGGCCCAGGCTGGTGCCGACCTTCACCGTCACCTTGTACGATGCGTTGTCTTCGCCGCCCTTGATCCAGACTTTCACGACCGGATTGACGTTCTCCACCGCGTCGATCACGGCCGCGCCGGTCGGGTCGATCACGGCCTCGATCGTCGTGATCACATCGTCCTCGGTGATCCACTTCGAGAAGTCCACGTTGAAGTCCAGGACATCGCCAGGCTGCTTGTATCGGGTTTCAATGCTCATACGTTGTCCAGTTCGGTGCAGTAGATCGTTCGGTTGTCTGGCCGGACCAGCACATCGCGAGACGGCGCTGGCACGATGACCACGCGCTGGTCAGGCATCACCATGACGACGCGCGACGGGTGCCCGGCTGCGATCGGGCGCGGCCGCGGCATCGGGTCCGGTATGCCGTGCCGGCCATCGATCACGATGTTGGCCGCGCCCGTCTCGCCTTTGCGTGCCACCTTGCCGTTGCCGGTTGCGCCCACGACGATCGGCGCCTTGCTGATGGCCGTCTTTGCCAAGAGCGACACGCCGGCCGCGCCGAGATCGATCAGCGCCGCAGCGCTCTGTGCATGCTTCTGCTTCGCGCTGTACCCGTTCGCACCGATCTGGATCAGGATCGCGGTGCTCGTGCCGTACAGCGTGGCTCCGCCGTTGACGGGGACGGTGTTGAGCGCGTAGCGCATGGTCAGGCCGCCGTTAGGGTCAGGGCGTTCACGTCGAACACGAAGATGTCGCCGGGCGTGATGTCCACGGGGACCACGAGATCCTTCAGCACCTTCATGTTCCCGCCGGTCAGCGAGTCCCACATCGACCAGTGCGTCACGCGCACCGTGCTGCCGCCGTTATTGCTGGGGAACGTGACCGCGTTCAGGTTCTTCGATTCGTAGATGCTGCCGTTCGGCGTCGCGGCGCTCCAGCCGGTGCCGATCGCGCCGGCGCCCTCGACCTTGATGCGGGTGTAGGACGGCCACACTGCGGTCTGCACTTCGGTCGGCAGGCCGTTCGCCTCGCTGGGCGCGGCGGTGTGCAGGGCGATGTAAGTGAATCCGATTGCTGGGAATGTGGCCCGGCCCGTGATCGCTGCCAGCACGGCCTGTTCGAGATAGTCAGATGCTGCGGACATGCCGGCTCCTTAGAAGAAAGTCCCGCGCGTGCGGGTGCGTGCACGCTGCTGCCCGGTCGAGCCCTCGCGGGACAACTCGGCCAGCTTGGCCTGGAACGTGGCGCCGAAACCGTTCGCCATGTCCATGTTCGTGAAGGACTGGTTCGGGATCACGAGGATGTACGACAGCGCGCCATTGGCGATCACCGTGCGGTACTGGTCCGCCATGAAGTCCGGCAGTTCGTCGGCGTCCTGCGACGGCTTCAGGAACAGCGACAGGCTCACGGTTCCAGGCGCTGCCGGCACGATGCGCAGCGTGTTCGGCTCGGTTTGCGTGATGTACTTGGGCTGACCGGTCAGCGAGCCGTCGCGCCAGCCGTCGCAGTGCGCGTCCAGCCAGTCCACGGTCTTCGGCTCCAGCTTCTGGCCGTCGAACCATGCCGCCTCGATCTTGTGGACGACGGAATTTGCGGGCGCGAAGATGGATTCGGCGTCGGCGCCGGGCACTTCGAAGTAGTCCTCGAACCGCCACAGGCGCGTGCGCTCGCAGAACTCGATGGCCGCCTGCCGGATGCCGAAGTGGGCGGTCGGCACGGCGCAGCCCGGCGCGTAGATGTTGATGTGTTGCAGGAACTCGTCGAGCGACTTCATACGCTGTTACCCGGCTGGTTGGGGGATGCATTCACGTCGGCGTTGGACTTCTCGCCCAGCGCGGCGGTGAAGGCGGCGTAGTAGGCGCCGGCCTCCGACGCGTTGCCGTAGTTGCTGTCCTTCGCCTTGCAGCGGTAGCAGACGTAGTTCACGACCGCCTCGGCATACTCGCGGCCGATCGCCAGCACGCCAGCCTCGCCGTCCTCACTTACCGGGTCCGGCAGCGCCGCATACAGCAGCTCGACCTTCGCAGCGTCCATCGCAGGCGGGTAGCAGTAGAAGATGGTCGGCGCCCGGTCGTCGAACGTGTAGTGCTTGATCGTGGCCTTCGGCTTTGCCGTGTGCCAGGTCGGGTCGGTGTCGTCCAGCAGTTGCCGGTCGGTGCGCCGCACGGGAATGCCGGGCGTCACGCC